TCACCTTATTTTCTTGACATATACGCTGTCATACCAAAGTAACTTCCCACCACCCCAGCTTGACCTATGTAGAATAATCCAAATAGATCTGACAATGCGCGGATTCTGCCGTCAGGAAAGATAGGCAGAAATACCATTATGGTAAAAACAATCATGCTAATCATTGCGACCCACGCCATTCTCTTTTGAGCTAGGGCTTTTTCATCTTCTATTTCTTGCTGGTGTATTTGCTGAACAGTTGACAACTCAACATCGCTTACAACACCATCGCCATCAACATCGTATTCTTGATACGCAGAGTTCTCCTCTAAAGATTTATCTCCTTTAGTAACCATGATCATCTCCTGTTTTCATCATATCTGACAAAACCTGACTGCGATTACCTACTTGTCTTGCCCATCTGGAATTGAGCATCTCCTCTGCCGCCTCACTAAAACGACCAAATTCAATGTGGCCTAACGTAATTTTAAAATTAGATAGACCTTTCGTTCCCATATTAAAGGCCATGTCCACCAGAACTCTTTGCCTTACTTCATCTAAAGTTTCCCACCAAGGAAAAGCGGTAGCAACTTCTTCTGCGAAAGCATCTATATCATTGCTTAATAGATAATCTATCTCTTGATCAGATAGACCCTTGTCTTTTAGATTCCTGCCCACGCCAATGGTTGGTATCCCCATCGTATCGTTATACACAGTATGCTCTACACCTTCATGCACTCTTAACTGTTCTATTAATTTTTCTTTATTCATTATTATTTCCTATCATAATCTAGTCAGAAATAAATGGCACACCTGTTGGCAAGCCTATTTGTTTCCTAGCACTTGGAACACTAGCAGTAATTGCTTGCTCTAATTTTTTTATATCAAATAACAAACTTCTCTTTTGATCTGGTGGTAACTGTGATCTAAGTATTTTGTTTTTCTGGGTACGCAATTTAGTAAGTTCACCCCTAATTTTTTTAACATATCTTTCTGCCGCTACGAGATTAGCACGTTCTTCAGATATCTCTTTTATTTTACCAACATCTCCAACTTTCTCAGCTTTCTTTAAAGTGTTTACTGTTTGGCGAACCAATCTTTCTAACTCATAAAACTGTATTACAGTTCCTCGACTACTAGGATCAATCGTAAACGATCTTATCAAAGGTTGTTGATACCAGAACTTTGTCGGGGGCATTGGTTTAGAGTCTGGAGCGAACTCATCAATAATACTGCTTGCAATATTAAGAGCGTAACTTCCTAATGTTCCAGTATATCCTTTAATTACATGATCAATTTTAGACGGTGCAGTATTTAGAGCCTTACCTAACTCTACTGCCAAACTGCTTGTTGATTCATATTTTTGATATTCTGGGTCAAGACCTTTTTGATAGAAAGGCACAATCTCTCGACCTGTAAAAAGATTATAATTTACAAACGCTTCACCGATAGGTTTTATGATTTGCGGTGGGCTTACCTCAAAAGTTGATGTAAGACCTCTTGAGATAGATTGCCAAACATCTCTTCCTACACTATCTCCAAAACTATATGCCATGATTCTTTCGGGAATAGTTTTGAATAGGAACCCAACTTCAAATGGAACGGGTATCCGCAAGCCGCCAATAATCCAATTTAGATCTCGCATCTCTGGTGTAGCGTTTTGATAATCTTCATCCTCACTAGCAAGCAGATAATACAGAACGGTTGTCCCTACAATAAAGGAAACCTTTGCACCGAAGGCTTTTCTTTTGGCATCTGGATTAGCTACTTTTTGATTAGTTGTTGCCCTCCATAACAGATCAAGACCTTGAATCCTAGCGTTCAAAAACGGTACAGCGGCTGTTAATAATCTTAATGTCCTGTTTGCACCACGTCTGTTAAAGTTAATTACCTCTAACGCTTCTTGTAATGCTTGAACTTCATCACCTGTTTCTCGTAGAACTCTTTCGTAAACTGCAATTCTCGTAGAAGCATCAGAAGCTGAAGTTAGTTTTTCAGTAAAATCCCACAGTTTAACGAAAGGATTAGCTGCTTTCTCATTAATACCTTGTGGATATTTTTTCCTTATATTTTTTTCTATAAACTTTTTAAAATCAGTAGGATTAGAAGCAGCATCATATCCCATAATTACACCAGCGTTTTCAAGAGCTTCTTTTGATTTACTTCCTCTTAAAACGTCAACGAAACCTTTAGCCGTATCAATAACTGGTGTGTAGTTTCTACCGCTAGTTACCCAAGTAGAGAGTGTATCCCTCATCATGTTTCTAATCATGAAAGAAGGATCTCTAGTAACAAGTTCTCTTAATACTTGTGCTGGCAGAGTTAACCAGCCGGGTACGGGAGGTTCCTGTGCGCCTAATGCAGTTATCGAATTGTAAAGTTGATTATCATATACTTCAAAGTAACGATCTTCTCCTTCAATCCGCACCATCGCAACATTTGTCGGCTTGGTTCCTCCTTTAGGTAACTGTATCTCTTTGCCTACTCCTATTTTGACTATGTTACGCATAGTGCGTTGAGCAGCTATATTTTTACCTGCACCATCTATAGCCATGTATGTGTTGCGAGCAATATTTTCTAGGAAGTCACCAAATGGTCTAGGTGATGCATTAACATATACCTCTTGATTTCCTGTTCTATCTCTAATTGCTTTAGCTACAGAACGAGCTTGATCAAAAGAACTGTAAACCTCTCTTGATAACTTGCCATCAATCTCCACTCTAAATGCTTGCCCTGCTCCTTTTAAAGCTGGTGGAACTTGGTCAACATTAAGGGCTATTTGTGAACCTTTTACACCTTCATAATCAACAGGTCTTTCACTAACTAAATCTATTGACTGATCAGGATAAAAATAAGCAGTGCCATCAACACCACCCTCGTAGGCTTGTCGATAGTAAGGTATGTAATCAGCAGTATCTATCCACTGTTGACCAATCTCTGGTTTAATTAATCCTGTATCAACCATTAATTTTACGAGCGAACTATTCCATTCTTGATACTCGTTAAATATAGCTTCAAACTCTGGATATTTTCTTCCTAGCTGTAGCCCTAATCTTATGTCGTTTTCTGTTAATCCTGTTTGCAAATAATCATTTAATCTTTGCGCCCTTATTGCAGAGGAATATAAAGCAAATTGAGACATCAAGTTGTCTCTTAAAATTGGCTCAAGTATTTGTTGCAATCCTCTTCTAGGCTGACCATCAATTTCTGTTACAACTTTGATGATACCATTCTCGTATACAGGAACCCCTTTTGTAATAGCTACTTTGGTTATTGCAGCACTATTTTCTGACCTCAATGCAGCAACAAAAGCGGAGCTATCTGCGTATATCTTTCCTGTAAGCTCTGCAACTTTATCATCTGTAACACTTAAAAGTTCATACTTATTAACAGTTTCCTTTCTGAACAGAGCTTTAAATCTATCCCAACTGCTTGCAAAAAGAGGTCCGGGTTCTGCGCCTCCATGTAGAGCTTCCAAAAAACTAAACCCAGCAGGTGCTTTAGATTCAGGTCCAAATAACCTTGTGCTGGCTTCCTCGTACTCTCGACCTTCTCTTTCAATCGTGCCTCGACTAAACTTTTGTGTTGCCTTTTTAAGTTTAAGAACAGGGCGACCCTTCTTGCCTTTAGTCATAGATTCTAACGCAGTTTCTTGCGCTGCTTCAGAAGTGCTAGAAAATCCTTCACTGATAATACCAGCTTGTCTTAACTCATTTACCTTTTTTCTTTTGTCTTCTAAATCAAGAGTTTTATTAGAAGGATAAGTAGTGATAATGTTTAAGAACTCTTGACCAGATTGAATATCTTCTTCTTTTTGTAATATAAATTTAATAGGTATTTCTGAACGAGGATCTTGCCAAGTTACTTCTAATCTATCTTCTCCCGACTTCCTTACTTTAAAGGCAGGATCTTTGCCTTTAGCTGCTAATGCTGGTTTGTAAGCATCAAGAAGACTAGCTATTGCTGCATCAGCAGATATGTAAGGAGTGTCTAAATTTCTAAAATCAGGATCATGTAACTTAGCGTGTACCGCACCAAAGCCTCCACCCTGTTTGTAATTCTTTCCATATAAAAGTCTTACAGGTAATGCCTTTCCATCAAAGAAAAACTTACCCCAGTTGAGAGATTTATTTCCGTCTAATGTCGTTCTTCTTAAAAACCTTCTTGACTTGTCATCAGCCCTTGGAAACACACGGGAAAACTTTTGACTAGGTACAAATATTTCCTGCGTAGCACTAAGCGTGTCAGCGCGTAGAGTATCTAAGTTGACTGGCTCAATAACATTTTCCAGTCCTTCATTAATTACAAACTCAGGAAGAACACCTACTTTTTGATCGGCAAATATTGTATCTTCAGTTTTAGCTTTGCGATTAGTTTCTCCAAACGGACCAAAGTTTACCCAAGAGTTTTGTCCTCTAGTTTCAGTAGCTAACGCAACTCTTGCCAATGGAGAATACATAGAAGAATGAGATATAAAAGCACCATCTTCTCCGCTTGCTCTAAATCCAAATCCTTCTTTTACATGACCAAAGTAATCATGAACAACCCTGAATATATCGTTTACTCTTGCTGGCTTTCCAGAGATATACTCATCTGTTAAACGCAACATTGGGTTATCTTCTATTTGTTGTTCAGTAATACCCTCTGTGCCAAAACCAGCATCAGTAGGGAACACATACATATGATTATTCTGCACCACATCATCAATCATTTGACGTGGGGTATCAGGATAAGGATCAACACCCTCTGGATAAAACTCTACTTCTAAACCAGTATCTTTTATAAAGTCATACTGACGTAAAGTTTCTTCAGCTAATGCATCGTATGCCGCAATCGTAAACGGATCGTTAGGAGTGTCAGGCATTTCATCAAATGCCGTAGCAATACGAGATGCCCTTTCTCCATCAACTGTCTGATAAGTATATTCTGACGTGTCACCAGAAAGTTCGGGAACAGATCTGCCAACAAAGTCGCCATAATTTCTTGCTGCTTGTCGCGCAACACTAAATGGTAATTGTCCTTCAGGAAGACCCCTTACGGGTTCTTCTTCTTCGATCTCGGCAAATGCCGCCCGATCCTGTGGAGATAACTGTCCCTCATCTCTTGGTACTCTTCTTCCGTCTTGAAGGATTCCCTCTGAGGGGGTGGCGGCAACACGGGAGAACTTTTGACCGCTTCCGTATTTAAGTCTTGCGCTTGTGATTTCGTCTGCGAGGGCAGGTTCAAGTTCGCTCCGCTTAAAATCCTTGACCCTCTGTTGAATATCGGGTCCGTATCTTTCAAGAATCCTTTGTAAGTAAACGCCACCGTCTTTCTCCTTTGTCCAATCGTTTTCTACATAATCGCCAGTGTAATAGGTTGTCTCGCCCACAAAGTCCATGCCCATCTCTTTTGAGATTTCTGACAAAGCACTATGAACATCACCACCTTCTTCAATCCTTGATTGTAATGTCTTTCCCTTACTATCAAACATGATAAGCATTGATGAATTACCATTCTCATCAATGTATGTTGTGTATCCTTGTAAGAGAGCATTTTCATTTGGAACCCTGTCAAGACCTTCTTTCTTTGCTTCTTTCTTTGCTTTTTTAGTTGTAGCGAAATCTCTTTCGCGCAATTTAGACCACAGTGTACCCATGTTGTGGTCATTATTCAACATATCTTTTGATGCATCACCAGTTTTAATTTGCAATGCTAATTTAGAAGCAGTTGTTTCTTTGGGTTTTAAACTAAAACCAAACATACCTGTTTGCTCTAAAAGATAGCCAATAATGTTACCCATATCATTCATAGCTTCAGGAGAAGCTACTGTTTGCTCAGTAAGATTAGGGTTTATAGAATCATCTAACCAACCACCCGTTGCGTGAAAACGATTTATTTCAGTAACACCAGTAATATCTCTTGCAAAGTCAGCCGCAATATTACCTATATTTCTTGTAACATCTTTTTGACCCATCGTTGGCAAATCAAAATACTCTGGATATTGATCTGCAAAGGGTGCGCCCTCTCCAAAAGCAACTTCGTATGATAAATTTCTAATATTATAAAGAATTGATTCGAGTGGAGATTGACCCGGATTACCTAAAAACTTAGTAGTTGCCATCCAACCAACTGCTTGAGTTTCGTAAGGCTCCCAACCACCACCCTGATAGCCAATATCGTTTAAGTGATCTGTTAGCTTTCTAAGAAAATCGCCACCACGTTCATATTGATTATTAGTTGGAGATCCTGAAATTGTCTGATCAATATCAACATTATAATTTTCTTTAAGATGCTTTTGCATAACAGCATCTACAAAACCAACATCTCTTAAAGAGTGGACATCAACAACAGCAGGTTTACCCATTCTAGGATCATCATTGAAGAAACGTCTGGTGTTTCTTAGTAGCCCTGAATCTATAAAGTCATAAAGTTTTTGCGCCCCACCGGGAGGTATCTCTCCTTCAGATTCCATTGCATTCCAGAATCTCAGTAATCGCTCTCTAGCTAGACCAGCTTTTGGACCTGTATCTTCAATGGAAACTATTTGATTACGTCTAGTTTGTTCGCCAAGTTCTGTTATTTGTTGTTGAGCTAGAGCTTGTTCTCGACTACGAACTGCATTCATCTGTGCGGTGGCTGGAGATGCTTGCTGATTAGCCATGAGCCAAGCAGCTAAATACTCAGGCCATTTATCACCAAAGTATTGTCTGTAAACCTTTTGTGACTCTGGATACCACTGTCTAGCTTCAGCTATCTCAGCGTCTGACAATATTGATTCTGTTTTATTTATCCAGTCTCCAAAACCAATCTTACCAACTACGGTGACAAGTTCGCCCTCATCATTTCTAATTTCTTTTCTTGCTGCACTTGGACCTGTAGAAAAGTCTTCTGTTCTACTGTCACGTTTTAGGGCTTGGGATATTTCTTGATCAACAGTTGCTTGATCTCTACCGGGGAATATATTTTCTGCGACAGCTTCTCTAGGTTTTCGTGCAGAGGCTCTGTTAAATTTTTGTTTGGGAGGTGCGTCAGATAATCTTTGCCCTTCTCTACGTTGTGCCGCATTAACAGTGGCAATAGGTTCACTTCCTGCCGCCTGTGCTGGTGATTGTTTTGTTGTTCTGTTAGCAACTGTTTGTGGATTAGAAGCACGATCTTTAACGGCTGTATTATTTAGTCTTTCAAATATTTCTGATCCATCAAATATCTGAGCTTTTGTTAATGCTTCTCTTATGGATAAAAAGAATTGTGCAATTTTTTGGAATATACTCGTAGGCTTTGGTGGAAATATTCTTGCTCCCCTAGCCCATTTTTGAAAAGCTATAGCAATAGCTTCTTCTAATATCTCCTGTTCAATTCTATCTTCTCGTTGTTGCTTTTGCTCTGGTGTTAAATCTTTATCACCTAGAACGGTTTTTCCTAATTCGTCTTTGTATAATCCTTTTGCGAATTGATAGAAACTGACGTTATTTTTTCTAATTTGTTCTGGAGTTAATACTGTTTCATTGTCATCATCTAAAAACTCGTATTTTTTTATGTCATGCTCTGGAACTTTTGTTCTTATTTTTTTAACAGATTCTGTAAGGATTTTTTTATCTTGATCACTCAGTATATCTGTAACCCAAACAGCGTGGATAAATTCGTGATCTAAAGTCTCTGATAACATTTTAATATTTTGTTTATCAGTTGCTTTTGGATCTATGGCAACTTCTGTTGCTAAATTAATTAGATTAGACGATGCTTCAAAATCACCCTGTACATCTTCTATATCCTGACCAGTTTCAAGGCTTTTAATTTTTTCCACAAATTTTAATTGGAGAGGAGCTAATTGTGGGAATGCTTTTTTTCTTTGGTCGAATCTTTCTTGAACAGCAGATAAAATATTTGAATATTTTTCTCTAATTTGCTCTTCTTTGACAACAGGAGCAGGACGCTGAACTCTTTCTCTAGCAGCTTTTATCTGTACTGGTCTTCGTAAACGGCCATCACTAGCAATGACGTTACGTCTACGCATCTCATCTATGATTGCGTCTGCCGTATCATTGTTAAGAGTTCTTTCTTTAAGGGGTTCACTCTTAAAAGTAATAGAAGTATCAGCTTCTGCTTTTTGTGCCTTCTCTTTTTCTAGCTGTTTAAAAGCATTTCTTACTTCCAATTTTGTAATTGGCTTTTCTTTTTTTGCCTTAGTGACATCACCCTCTACAACTCTTATACCTCTATTCCTTCTTACCCTGTCTATTATCCTAGTTACCTCATCAACCTTCAAAAACGGGTTAGAGATTACAGGTATGGAAGTATTCTTTTTATCAAAAGATTGCCCTTGATTTAAATCTTCTAATGCATTGTACAAAGTATTTCTTTGTACTTGGTTCATTCTTTCTATGTCAGAAAAACCAGTAGATCTTTTAGCAAATATCTTAAATGGTTTATCATTAAATTTAATATTTTTATTTCTGCTTAAACCAACAATATCTTTTAAAGTTCTGTTATTATCAGGATCAGTAGATACTGGTTTGTTCTCTTGTATTATTTCCGAAAGAATTTCAGATCGACCTCTGGTCTGATTCCTTTCCATAAAGTCACCGATCTCATCAATCGTATACTCACCATCACGATTTACACTTGTTCCTGTTTGGGCAGCATTTGCTAATCTTTGTGTATCGATTTGACCTAATACTGGACGAACAGAATCTGGCAAAGTATCACGCGAAAGAACACCAAGAGGGGTAACTGTCTCTTTAGCTGTTTCTAATAGCGCATCCTGCTCTTCTAATTTACTTTGTTGCAAAGCAGCTTTTGCTTGCTCATTTGTAAATATTTCTTGATCATCTTGAATACGTTGAGGAACTTTTACAGTTAAAGTATCTCTTGCTGCAACGGCTGCTTCTAAGGTTGGAAAAGCTGGAGTTACTACTTCACCCACTTGGTTTACAACAGCAGTTCCTCCACCAGCTTGAGGAGCAACATCAAGCTGTCCCTCTACCTTTGATAACTGTGCATTACCTATAAGTTCCTCAATTACTGTATCAGCTACTTGTTCTGGATCTGACTCAGTTGGAGTTCCCGGTTGATATGTCAACAACAATGGAGCGTCTTCTGGGCTTGGCAATTCTGGATCAGGATCAGGTTGAGCGGCTAGTTTATCCTGCAAGTCTTTATTTAGTTTTTTATCAGAAATAGCCTGAAATCCTGCACCTAATGGACCGCCAGCAGCAGCACCTGCTAAACCTGCTCTTGCATATTCTTCTAAGGCATCATCTGAAGTTAGTTCTAATCCAGCTTGCCATCGTTCTAGGGCTTGCTGTATGATTTCAGTGGTTCCCTCTACGGGCGCACCCTTGGCAAAGCCCACACCTAAGCCTTTCGTAATGCCTCTCTTAGCAGGATCACCAGCTAATTTTGATATAAAATCTGTGGCTAACTTTTCTGTCTGCGTTCCCTTTCCTTTACCCAAAAGCGCACGTCCAAGACCTCCAGTCACAAGCATGATTAAATATTCTGAACCAGCTTGAAAGGGCGTGGCGGCTACTGCTCTTCCATATTTTAGATCTTCT